ACAAAAGTTCTAAACTCTTCAAGATGATCTAGTTTATCTATAACCATTTGCTTGACTGCTTGTAGTTCTTTGTATAAGGCAAGCATTGTTTTAAATTTATAGACATTATTAAGTAAATAGTTTTCGCTCATGTAAACAAGATTGCGTTTCTTAGTTAAGTTATCTGCTGTCTTGATCTTGGCGAGTTCTTTACTCATTTTTTCGTGATAGAAATTAATTAGTTCGCTGATTGTTTCATCAATGTTGCTGACACTTCTAGCATTTTTAATTTGACTATTAAAGAATTGCTTTAGATAAGATGAGATATGAAATTTTGAATCTCCAGTCGTACCAAAATTACTCACAAGATCATCCAAAAAATCTCCACATAGTTGACACATGCGTTCAATCTTCTGAATATATTGATCAAACTTTCTCATTTCTGTTGCCGAAAATCCAACACGATCCATAGGTGTATCATTCTCAACTATTAATACTTCAGGAACTTTTGCGTAAGATTTTACTGGTGCTCCTGCCATCGCTTGCATAGTTGGCAAATCATTACCAACATAATGAGTATGAAACACCACACCAATTTTTGCTCTTCCAGATTTTCTACCAATATCGTGATCAATAGGTATACCATAAGTAATGGTGTTTGGTCTAAATGTGTATAGTTGTTCTCCGTCTATTGTCTCTCTCTTAATGGTATCGTTTGTAAATAAAAGATCTCCCTGAATAACTCCATTAATACCAAGAAGACTAAAATATTTTAAAGAGTATTTGAGTTTTTTAGCAAGGTCGCCATCATACCATTCATCAATCTGTTCGTCTACGAAGCAGAGTTTAGGTTGAGTCTTTGCGAATACAGATTTTGTGCCAACAAAAAACATTCCACTGGCAGGATCTGTGCCACAAATAACAGACGGAGCACCATCCCATTTTGTCTGCATAAACCCTGCGCTCTCTTGATGTCCCAACATCTTACGAAGTTCTTTTAAAAAGGACACCGCTGCGTTACAACCCTCAATTCCGTAATTGAGCATCTCATCTTCTAAATGTTCTAAGTGTTTGAGTTGAGTTACATTTGCCATTAGGACACCTTAATGAAAGGGGCAGAGTCATCAGAAGCTGATGTCGCATACAAATAAAGTTTTGTTGTGAATTCATTTCTTTTCTGTGGAGTTCCACTCATTAAAACATCACACAACTTCAACCCAATATATTTTGAAAACTTCCACTGAGTTGACATACTCTTAATTAAATTTACATCAACTACTTCTCCTTGTTTCAAAACATTACTAGATCTTTTGGTGGCAAGTTGAAATAATTTTTGATCTAATCCACCATTTTTTGAAGCTGTGGCAATACTCTTCACATCGGAATACTCATCAAATATTCCATTTCCCGTTCCATAAATTGATTCCAATAGATAGTTAACAACGCCTCCACCAACTTTACCATGCTTCGCAGTTACTCCAACAATTTCTCCTTGCCAAGTGCTACCATCCCCAGCGGTGTCTCTAAATTGGGTTTTATATCCTTCGCCTGTTAGGTAAATATCAATTGATCCATATAAACTTTTGGATTGAATACTTTGAAATTTCTTTTGTTCTTCCAATCTTGAAGAATGTCTAGTAAAATTATATGCTTTTATAGATGCTTCCCCAGAAACTTTTTTCAAAGAAACGCCAATCAATCTTTTTTCTTTAAGTAGATCCAATAACACTTTATTGTATCCACCTTGAAATGTCATTTCATTTGTTAAAATTTTCATATCAGTAATAGAACCATCATACATCCATATATCAGCTGGAGACCATTTATTAATATCACTAAATGGTCTACCATTTGCTTTATTTACTTTTCTGAAATGATTTGAAACTGGGTCTACAATGCCAGTTCCACGATAAAATTTAAAATTATCATTTGTGTAAGATTGATATGAAAGTAATTTATTTGCTGTCTTAATGCTAGATTTCATCCAATCAGAATTATCTACTAGGTATTGATGTATCGCTTCCATTGATTTATTTGTAGATACCTTTGCCTTTACTTTTTCAAAATCAGCAAGTGTTATTTGATATTCTTCATCTATTGCTTTATTTAAAGAATATCTATAAGCAAGAACCCAACATGCTGCTCCCTCAAATAAAGCAGTATTATCAGCACCTCCTCCCGATCCTTTATTACTTCCAAATGCTATAGTCTTCTTAATATTTGTTAGAAGAATGTCAGTTGATACATTTTTCTTTCCTTGTTTTTTAATTTGTTTTAATATTTTTTTACCAGTATATTTTGCGGCAAAATTATTTTTATTTGTCTTGTCTGGAGAAGCAAATAACATTTTTCCATCAATTACATTCTTCATATCTTCCAGAACATCAGCAGATGTTTGTATGAGGGCACTACCACCACTCACAACTTCCAACATATCTCTGTTGACAATAGCATCATAAAGAACACGCAAGCGAATACCGCCCCCTGAATCGGTGGCTGGTTTGCCATAATCGCCCATCGTCATTCCTGCCATGGTTTATACCCCCCATAGGAGTATTTATTAAACGGAGAGAACAGGAATCGAACCTGCGAAGCTTTTACACCCAGCCGCTTTCAAGGCGGTGTCCTCGACCAACCGGACTCTCTCCAATAAATCACCAGTGTCTGATGACACCAGCAATGATGTAACAATTAGTTATAAAGTATGTAGTGAGGATAAATGTCCTCAACCAAGCAACGGCATCAGATTCACGATCACAATCACTTGCCTTCTGACCTAATGCCTTTGCCCACACACGCCATAAGCGTCTACGATATTTCCTAAAGATCATCTTCAGCACGATGCTCTGAGTAGTAGATATCAAACTGACCACCTGGATAACGCTTCTCCAGTTTCTTTACATTACGAGCAAGAACTTCATCAAACGTAACACCAAGAGCCAGAGTTGCCTGTGCCACATACCACATAACATCTCCAAGTTCAATAATCATATGCTCCCGATTATCTTCATTGAATGGTTTGCCTTGAAAGATCATCTTCTTAATGATCTCAAGGAACTCACCACCCTCAGCATTAATGCCGACACCAGCAGTAAGCAATCGTTCAATATTGGCACCCTTAGAATCCAACTCAACGAGGCGATCAGAAAGGGCAAGAAAATCTGTTGAAGCATCACTAGTAACGGCATCAACAAATTTTTGGTAGCGTTTAAAATCAATAGTCATAGGAATTTTTCAAATTTACTTATACGATTTTTGTTATCAAAGATTCCAACATTGGCATCCTCTTCAAGGAAATCAAGATCGGTTGACAGGTCACTGCCGTCTCCAACATTATAGAGCTTCATCTTTGCCCTGTCAATACCCACCTTGAACTTTCTTCTGTCAGTGGGATCGTTGTATCTGTTCTTCAACTGCTTCACCATAATGGTTCCTTCTTGCTCAAGTTCCTCCGTGGAGATAAGCGCAAACATAAAGTCAGCAGTAGCAGGTAGACCAAACGATTCGGAAGTATCAGTCAGTTCTAGATCAGTGTTACCAAATCCAGATCGTGTTGTCTGTGTGGCAGACATAATAGGCACCTCATACTTCACAGCAAGACCACGAAGTTCCTCAGCAATAGACTTCACGAATGTGTAAGAGTTCACGATTGAACCTTTGAGTCTTGCTGAGTTACAGATGTTCAGATAATCAATGAAGATGATGTCTGGTTTGAATTCTTTCTTGAGAGAAAGTTCATTCAGAAGTGATTGGAAGTGACCAGCATGTGCTGAAGCAGTTGGATATTCTTTAATGATTAACCTACCGCGAGTCTTCTTTGCTAGTTCTTCTACAGCACCCTTGAATCTAAACTCAGGAATGTTAGGAAGATCTTTGATGTTAGTGTCTAGAAGGTGTGCGTCAATGCGCTCAGCAATCTTTTCCTCTGCCATCTCTAGAGTGATGTATAGGACATTGTATCCATCCATCAGGCAGGATCCAGCAAGGTGACACATGAACAGAGACTTACCTACACCAGTGCCAGCAAGACAGATGTTCAGGGTCTTCTTGGGCAGACCACCCTTAGTGATGTAGTTGAAGTTATCAAGATCAAAAGCAATCTTTTGTTCTTCTTGATGCATGAACCGCCAACGCTGTTCAATACATTCTAAGTAATCGTGTCCGATGTGTTCATCGAACGATACTGCCAGGGCCTCTTGTAAGATACTTGGGATCGCATCCTTTGATAGTTTCTTATCACTTCCTTCCGCGATCTTGACTGAGGATAGAAGCGCATTGTAGATGGCACGTTCCTGACACCAACGCTCTGTCGCATCAACGAGCCAGGGATAATCAATCTCATCAGACGAAAACGCCCCGACCATCTCAACAGAGCGTTTAAGATCCTCTTCAAAGATATCTTTGCGAGAGTTAAGTTGAAGAATGATAACTTCTTTCGTGGGGATCTTTTCATATTTAACAGAAAAATCATAGATCTCTTCATAAATTAATTTGTCAACTTGTTCACCAAAGTAATCTGGTTTGATATGTGGAATAACCTTGCGGTAATACACAGGATCATTCAATAGACTGCGAAGAATAGTATTCTCAAGTCTTTCACTCATCTTCAATCACTCCGTATTTGAATTTCTTTGCCAGTTCAGAATCGATCTGTTCTAAAATTTCTGGTGTGAAGAATTTTTCAGGGTCTTTCATAATCTCTTTACCCCAATGCTTCTTACCATCAATCTCATAACGACCGGCACTACTGGGCCAGGGAGTCCAGTCTAGCAGACCATGATACCTTTGTAAACCCCTAGCGTCAAAGAAGAGTTGAACCTCTGCCTTAGATCCTTCCTTGGTCAGACGGGACTTTTTCGCCTCGCATTTAATAATGTTTCCGACATGTTCTGTTCCATCCTTTTCTTTCTTCTTTGATAGAAAGACAATAGAAGAAGCGGCGTACTTAAGACCGCTACCGCCGCCCATCTCTTTAGTAGGTACATAAGATCCAATTACATCGTAGGTATGGTTTGTCATTAACATGGGGATTCCTGCCTTACCGAGTTTCATAGTAAGCACTCGGAAAGTAGATTTCACAATCTGAGACTTGGTAAAATCTCTAGCTTCGCTGCCTTTCACAGCATCATCAACTTCTTTTTGTGTAGGTAGATTACCTAGACTATCCAAGATAAACATCATTGGTTTTTTATTATCTTGACTCAAATAGTTGTCAGCAATCTTGACAGATATTTCACGGAAGTGTTGAATGGTATCCACTGGATAAAGTAGGACACGAGAGGTATCGATACCTCTTGACTCAAACATATCTGATGAGATAGCAGATTCACTTTCAAAGTAAACCACCATAGCATCAGGATCACCATCAAGAAAATGCTTAACGATGCTTAGACAAAAGTAAGTTTTGCCAACTCCACTTTCTCCTGCTAGAGCAGTGATTTTATTGGCAGGGATACCGCCATAGATTGAACCGCTAAGAATAGCATTGAGCATATAAGATCCGGTGTCAATATAACCGCTGATATCTCCAGCAGCAACTCCATCAGATACAAATCCGACGTATTCGTTTTTACTTTCTTTGATTATATCGTCTAGAAATGTTTTCATATTTAAAAGAAGCTAAGGACTGATATGGTTTTTTCGGACTTCCATCCGATAGAGTCTAACACATTTTTAATTGGTTTGAAGAATTTCTTTTCGAATTGTAAGGAATAGTCAACATAACCATCAAGATTAAACTCCTTTGGAATCTCACCAAAGAATGCGATTACCTTTTCGCCAATTGGATTTGGATTCTTTAGGTATAGATATTTAATTTTTTCTCCCTCCTGAATAGTTTGATACTTATATTCAATTTTATTTTTCTTGATCAAGTGATTGTAAATCAATGCACCCTTCACAGCAATTGGTGTTCCTGACGACTCTCCCTGTTTATAAATGGTGTAGGGACTACGATACTTTGCGAGATTGTTTACGCCACTGGGGGTAGCAATAGAAGCATAATTTTGTTTCTTGCTATCCTTACGAACTGTATCAATGTATTCAATCAAATCTTCATTTGTTTTGTTAATGATAATCGTGTAGGCAGCAAACAATTTATCTCGGAAGTATTGCGGGGTAGATGATCGTGCTGTCTCAAGGCCACATATCTTGAGTTTAGGTTGCTTGTATCTAACACCTTCACTATCCCATACGTTAAGGGCATAGCGTTTCTTGGCGGTCCAGAATCCACGACTAGCGATATTCTCTCGCTTCATCTTCATCTTCTGTTCGTATGCGTTCACATAGTCCGCCAACGTTTGGTAAGAACTTTCAATAAAAGGTTCAAGTTCCACCGCACACACCTTGTCAAGGAAATTAACAATTTGCTCATCAGTTTTCTCTCTTCCTTTGAGTACAGTTTCAACAAAAGGACCCAGATTAAGATACATGCTATCGGTATCCATAGCAATAACATAGTCAACATTATCAGTCTTCAGAATTTTATTTAAGTTGTCGTTCATACATCCAGCAATCCATCGGATAGATAGCTGACCGGATAGGGTAATTGCTTCAGCAATCTCCAGCATATAATAACGGAAGTGCTGGTTACCAATCGCACCATAGGCAGAGTTGAGGGAGATCTTCTTTGCCATCTGAATGTTATTGTAACGAGAAATATCTTTCATCAACTGAATCGTTGGTGTCTTCTCGTATTGCTGCTTTGCCGCAAGCATCTTATCCTTGTAGATCACACGCTCATCATACATCTTCTTCATCATCTTAGGAAGAAATCCCTGCTTGGTAGTATCGTAATACGTGCCATTAGCACAGAGAGTTTCATTCTTAAGATGAGAAAGATCAAGATCTCTATTCAGAAGACGATCTACATTCACGGAGGAATGACGATGATCCAGCAGAGTCTCTGGGGAGAGATTATACTGCATGATCAAGTGAGGATACAGAGAGTTAAGGTCAAAAGAAACCACCCAGTCATAGATGCCTGGGATAGGTTCTTTAACATATGCGCCAGCATACTTTCTATTTTTCTCAGATTGAGACTTTGGCGGAATAACAATATTGTTCTTCATCAGTTCAATGTAGATGTAGTTATCCCACATACGAACTTGAGAGAACACATCCTCAAAGTTTACTTTAGCATCGTATGCCATAGTAAACGCCAGATCAAGAAGCTTCATCTTATCATCAAGTTGATCCACAAGGCGAACGTCACGAATGTTGTATTCGATAAACTTCTGCCAATTGTTTGTATAGAACTCTTTGAATGTATCATATTCAGAGTGATCCAGTTTCTGGGCACCGAGTTCTATAAAACATATGTGGTTCAGGGCATAGGATTCTTGGTTGGTATAGGTAAACTTTTTGTAAAGTTGAATGTAGTCTAAGATAGACATACCTAGAATATCACAAGCAGTTTGCTCTTTGTTATTGATTTCAATCTTACGAGTTGATACCAACCGCCATGGTGAAAGCATCCGAAGATACTTATCACCAAGAATCCGAACAATACGATTGGCGATATACGGCATATCGAAGAACTCTACGTTCCAACCTGTGATCACATCAGGATAGTTTTCTACCCACCAGTGAACAAAGTTAGTAAGCATTGCTTGTTCATCTTTGAAGTGTAGATAGTCCACATCTTCAAAGTTGTTATCGAATGCTTGTGCTCCCCAGCAAGTAATCCTACCGCTGTAGGAATCTTTCAAACTGATCGCAAGAATTGCTTGGTCAGCAGTTTCAATATCAGGGAATCCATTCTCAGCTGCCGTCTCGATGTCAATATTAAATACACGAATCATAGAGGCGTCGTATTTAATTTCTTCTTCAGGGTGTTCCTCAGCAATGTATTGATAGAGGTATCGTGTGTTTCCATAAACAGGAACATCTGTTTTAGAACATCTCTTTACGAAATCTTTTGCCTCTTCAATTGATGCTTGAGGAACAGGAGCAACTAGTTCTCCCTGAAGTGTTCTCCACTCGGAATAGTTACGAGTTTTGATGTAAAGGGTTGGGGCGAAGGGGACACGTTCAGTAATCCTCTTCCCCCCCTGATACCCCACCGCCAGCAGGCGATTCCCCGCTTGTTCTATCTTCGTGTAAAACTTCATAGTATGTCAGATACGATGCCTTGAGTTCTGGTCCTGGTTCCATCATAGTGTCACAATCCATGAAACGGACCACGCATTGTGACACTTGATAATCTGGTATGTATCTAATCAATTCATTTTCTTTCACAATCATTGGAGACTTGAGCAGAAGATCTGGATTACCTAATTCGATATCTTCCAGTTCTTCTGTCTCAGCTATAATCCAATCACTCCTCAGTTTCAATAGCAGTATCATTTGGTTCATTTACGGGGATATCATCAACGATGTCTATAGAATTAAAGTATTCAACCTTATCAGCAAAGGCACTATCCAGATTAGGGTCAGGAGCAGATACCGCAACGACCGCATCATATGAAACACGGAAAACTCGTTCCAATGTAAATGGATTCCATCGAGCAAATTTCACTCGATTACGATCATCTGGATTCTCAGCTTCTGGATTTTCATGTAGTTCCAGAATAAATGGATCTTTCAACTGAAGACCAACTCCTCTCTTATCTTCTTGTTCCCCTTGGAATATTTCATTGACTTCACAAATAATGTTCTGTCCTGTTTTTAACGTAACGATGGATGCCATAATAGTATTCAAACCTCTTAGATAGTATAGCAAAAAAAGATGGGGGCGTCAAGCCCCCTTGTGATATTTAGAACCAGTCTTTACGCTTGTGAGATTCTGGAACTACTTTTCCTATGATAATAGTTAAGAGCCCATCCTCAAATTCAACTGATCTAATTTCCGTTTCATCTGATAGGGTCCAAGATCTGTTGAAAGATCGTTGAGCCACTCCTCTGTAGATATATTCGGTTCCGGTTTCTCTATCTTCTTTTTGTCCTTCGACAAATAGTTTCCCGTCCTGTGTGTAAACATAAACTTCTTTTTTCTTGAAACCGGACAACGCAATTTCAAGTTTAGATTCTACATTACTAACTTGAATTAGATTATACGGCGGATAGTTTGTTGTTGTTTCATGTAAAGTAAATAGTCGATCAAAGTATTCTTCTAGTCCGATACTATTTTTTGTGATCTTTTCCATCAGAGTGGAAATATCAGCTGCGTTATAGCGTGTCATTCGATTAGTCATTTTGTCTCCTTAATAAGCGAGTGTGTGAAATTAGGATCCATAAGGCATCCGTAGTGTATGGGAGGCATGAGCCACTTACCCATCACTATTAATTTAGCACACTTTTCAAATTTTCACAATCACCAGAAATTACGGATTACTGAAAAAGTCAGTTCGGTTCTCACTTCTTGCGTCCAATATTATATTTACTTTCCAAAGTCCATTCATCTTTCTCCTTAAAGGCAAGGACTTTAATTTGATTGAGTGGAGCAAGATCTTCGATAGACTCTTCCTTAACCACACTAATCAAACCCCAGTCAGATAAGAGTTTAGCAATACGATTTCTACGTTGAACATCATTGAGAGAAAGATTTGTTTTCTTTCCATCAAGAGCAAAGAGTTCTTTGAAATGAACAATGTAGTATCTTCCTTGCTTATGTAGAATATGACAAGATTGATATAGTTTCCTTTCCTTACGGGAGGCTACGCCAATTCGCGTAAGTGTTTCCCTCACTTTAAGAAAATCATCTGGTTCGGTAAGAATAACTTCTACCATATCAGATGGTTCCCATTTCACTTCAATTTCAGTAACTTCAGTAGTCATTTCATTCCACCTTTATACAATGTTTTTCTTATCTTATCTAGTTGATCTACTGTGAGAATTTTTAGTGCGTCAATTGCCTTATCGTCATTATAACCATAATACTCTTTGACTAACTCAAGATGCTCAAGAGATTGTTTTTTTAACCATGGAGAAAATCTTTTCCTTGGTTTCAAAGTATTTATAAGAAAGTCGTATTGTAATTTCTTGGGGAGTTGATGATTCCTATTCATTTCATTCGCATACATCACTGCGTCCATATGCCCAGACAAACATTTATTAATAATATAAGGAGGATAGGCACTGATAGCTTCAGTGTCACCCTCCAGTATATCCTTTTTAGATTGGTTGATTGAATAGAGATAATCTTTTAATTCAGGTTTCATTTCATAAGTCCAGTTACACCAACAACTTTGGCAGTAGGATTACGGGCGAGTGCCGTCTGCCGAGCATCCTGATAGTTTGCCGCTTCAACAATCTCGTCAAAGACTTTACCGGCAACATAGAGTTGAACTTTAATTTTCATAATTAATAAGGACGAGTTCCTTTCGTTGTGCTTGATCCATTGTATACGATCCAGTGGACCGCATGGTGTAGGTGTGTGCAAATTCAGCATCTGTCCACCCCTGGTCCAGAAAGCGTCCCTTGACCTCGTTTGACGAATTGTAACTAATACACATTGGCATATTCATGTTCTGCTTACAATCTACACAGAACTTTTCGTGATCAAATCCTTTATGCATTGATCCTTTTTTGCCATAAAGATTATCTTTGATGTCGTAGGGTGGATCCAGATACATAAACGCTTTACTATCACAATCCATAAGAAACTCGTATGGACTATTGGTAATACGCCATTTCTGTATCAACTTGCTGTATTCAGGAAGTCTTTGAATGCCAGTCAAAGAGAAATTACTTACACTTGCCTGCTCAGAGAAAGAAGAAGATTCCGTGAGTCCAGAGAAAGAACATTTGTTCACGATATAGAAACGAACAGCTCTCTCAAACTGACCTGTGTTGGGTTCATTCAAAATTTGCCGAGAGATCTTAAACAACTCTCTAGCAGATTCTGGATTGGGAGCATTGTTTTTAAAGTGCTCAAGGTGGATCGCTAGGTCATCGCCAAACTGCTGGAGGATCACCCAGAAGTCATAGAGAGGACCATAAAGGTCATTAACCCACACAGGCAGGTCAGGGTATCGCTTAGAGACCTCTAGGGCAACGCTACCGCCGCCTAGGAAGGGTTCCCGATACTCGCGATACCCACTTAGGTCAGGGAAGAAACGAAAGAGACTAGGGAGCGCCCTAGACTTCCCTCCAGGATATCGAAGCGGGGTCTTCAATGATTTAGTAGTCTTGAGCATGGTACTTTAAGTATTCACGAAAGGTCATTTTCATTTCTTTCTGCGTCATGCCACAATGGGCGGCGGCAGCAGGTAGGTTCATTGTAGCACGAAAGAGTGCTTCATTTGCTGTTTCAACATTTTCTGGTGTAGTTTTATTCATCGTCAACCATTTCAAAGGATTCAAATTGATCTGAACTTACTTCGTGTTTTCCATCAATGAGATACCAATGATGTCCAGCACGTACACCTAAGTATTTCATTTGTCCATCACCAAATTCATTCTCTCGCATTGCTGCTTGAATTTGTAAATGGATTAGATGTTCTTTACTAGGGACTTTCATTTGAATTCACAACTCATCATAATTTCAGTAAGGAATGCTAATGTATTAATCTCTTGATCAGCAACCTGTGGAACATAAGTCTGATACTTAGCACAGATAAGAACAAGTTCAGGAATATATTTTTTCACAATATAGCCATCAGAACAATTGTAAATCTTACTGATCAATGTAGTGGGATCATTGTTGAGATTATCCACTACCCACTTTCGCACAGAAGAATATTCTTTATTCTTCATAGAAGCAAAGAGAGATTCTGTGCGTAGTTCTGGTGATAGAGCAAGGGCATCAGGACCGATAGATCCATTAGAAGAAAGTGCTTGAATCTCATTGATCAATCTACGCCAGTCAGGATAATACTTCTGAAGTAGTTTAGCAATGACACGATCATCATGTTCAATCTGTTCATGAACAAGAATTGTCTTGAGTCGCTTCAAGAATTGAAGTTGAATATCTTTTTTGTCTTCCTCAGCAACTTTAAATTGAATTACTGAACATCGCGAGTGGAGGGGTTCAATAATTTTGTTGATGAAGTTACAAGTAAAGATGAATCTACAATTACTATGAAACTCTTCCACAGCATTGCGAAGAGACAATTGGACATCATTGGTGGTGTTGTCTGCCTCGTCAATAATGACGACTTTATGCTTAGCTCCCGAGGTTAAGGAGACAGTTGTGGCGAATTGCCTTACCTTGTTTCGGATGGTGTCTAGGAACCTACCCTCATCAGAACCATTGATCACAATGTAGGAAGCACCAAGTTGTTCACACAATGCTTTCGCAATTGTGGTCTTTCCTACACCAGCAGTGCCAGACAAAAGAAGATTGGGAATCTCACCCTGATCGAGAAGTCCATTGAAGACACTCTTAATACTTCCTGGAAGAATACAATCTTCCACAGTATTGGGACGATATTTCTCAACCCATAAAAAATCACTCATAATTAAATCCAGTCAGGTTTACGTTGCGGCATACGCAGATAATTAGATGTAACCCAAGGTTTGGATGCGATATAGATCTTGTAAGCAGTAAAAGTGTCAATGCTTTCGTCAAACTTATACTCATCAGGCATTGCCCTCGCAAATGGCGTTACGTTATTTAACTTACCTTTAGGAAACAAATAATATGCTTGTAGCAGTGTATTGTAGCAGCTATGCGTTTTGCCATAGCGTACAGAATATTCGTCACACAGATTCATCCCCCACTTGATTAACCAATAGGCATTGTCCACTGATTCTGCTGTCCATTTTGTACATGGATGATTGCGGAAAGCACCTTTCGCTGTCTTATAGGGCGTCCCGTCTGTTTTATCCAGAGTTCCGTAAGAATGATACCAAGAAGAAGCAACGATGCTGAGCATCTGACAGCATTCCAATGGCATCTTGACAATATGCTTATCGGGAAGACAGATGGCACTTTCAGCAGGAAATGGATGTGTAACGAAGATGTTCATTGTTCAAGAGCTATGTAGTAAACGAGATCTAGATTCTTACTCTTCCATTCAGAAATGCCGACAGAGGCAACACTTGTGGAATAGTCGCCAGGAAGCAGAACGAGATTATCGACCTTCATATTAACAGAGAACTCTCCGGTAAAGTCACCTTGAAATGATTGTTCATAGGTGTTGCTTGTATCATCTTCAAGGTCACAGACTGTAGCAACAACCTTACCTTCTTGAATCGCAATCGTCATGTCTTCAAGACTGAAGATGTTTGCTGCTTTCTTGAGTGACTTGATATCATTCTCAGCAACATCAAATTGGATATCGAATCCAGGAATCTTAACATCACGATTAGGTGCTGCCTTTAAAGTGATCTCAGGATTGCTGAAGTAATACTTAGAATACTTAGAACCACTACGAATAGTTACATAGTTGTCATTAGCAAAATCCAAAGTAGGATCTTCAAATAGAGAAATCACATTCAAAAAATTACTCAAATCATAGATAGCAAAGTCCTTAGGAAACTCTTCAGCACAAACATACTTAGAAAGAATGTGTTCAGCATTACTGATAGTCCTAAGTTGACTACCGGCGGATACAACAATAGATGGATTGATTGCCGAATAGTTTGCGAGAATATCTAGTGTATCTTTACTCAGTTTTACTTTACTCATATACCCCGTTACGAAGATCTGACATGGTAGCAATTTTATGCTCGTTTAACTTTAGTTCTTTCTGATCTAACCAATAGATCAACAGGAAAGCATAATGAATGACTTTGAACAAATCCCTGCGCCACTGACCTTTGCTAGGGCGATCAATATACTTTTGAATATTACCAGCAATGAATCCTTCGCGCCATGATGGGCGAATCTTCTCAATGGTCTGAAGACCATCTTCATCACTATAATGTTGTTGGTATGTGGAAGTCACATATGCTTCATACTCCCTCAGGAGTTCATCTTCATTAAACTTAAACATCAATTCTCCCATAAAAATCTCACATCTGTATAATAGCACTCTTTGATCTGTCCGTCAAGGTTTTGAACTTTGATGCGAGTGCCGACATCAATAATCTTAACAGCATGGCCGTCCAGAAGGACGGCAACTTTCCCAATTAAATCTTTAGTAAGAAGCATCTTCAACTTCAATACGAATAGGTTCAAGAGTAGATCCATTGCTAGGCATATCTACGGAAGCATCCATCTTATCATAGAGTTCGATAAACATCTGCTTAGTCTCGTCGTCAAAACGATTGACGCAAACATTGATAGACTTCATACGATCACCAAAAATAGTAAAGGCACGAACAATGTGAGTCAAACGACGGGTAGAAATAATCTCATCGACACCACCATCTTTGAATGTTTTACGAATCACATCTGCCCAGTCAGCAAGTCTAGCACAGAAGTCATCATCAGAACCACCAAGAGATTGAAGTAGTTTAACTAGAATCTTAGTCTCAGTAGCTGTATTCGGATACTCTTGTTCGAAGGTGAGAGCAAATCGCTCAAGGAATGCTTCATTCAAAACATTGGTGCCAATGAAACGACCATCCTCGGAACCTTTACCTTTGGTGTTGGCAGTTGCAATGATATTGAAACCAGGAGCTGGTTTGACATAACGACCAATCTTCTTCAGGAAGACACCATTGCCCTCAAGAATAGATTGAAGACAAAGGATTTTATTAGACGCTAGGTCAACCTCGTCTAGAAGCAGCACAGCACCACGCTCAAGCGCCTCTACGACTGGTCCGTTGTGCCAGGCAGTGCTACCATCCTGTAGACGGAAACCGCCTAGCAGGTCATCCTCGTCGGTCTCAATAGTGATGTTAACACGAATGAGATCACGCTTCAAAGTAGCACATGCTTGTTCCACAGAATAGGTTTTACCATTACCAGACATACCAGTAATGAACAGAGGAAAGAATTTTTTAGATTGAATGATCTTCTTTACATCACTAAAGTTACCAAACGGAACATAATTAGCATCCTTCTCAGGAATCAAACTCTGCTGTTCTCGTTCAGTAACTACAGCAGGAGCAGCAGCAGGTGCTTGATATGCTTGTTCGATTTGATTCACAACACAAGGAGTTACTTCAAGATTCCACTTGCCGTGACCAGACTTATAAGATTCCAGACGCTTCTTCACGGTAGGAAGAGAGACATTAAAGTGATCTGAAGCAGCAAGAAGTTGTCGAGTAGAAACTTCAGAACCATAAGAATTAGTAAGAAAATTGACCAGTTGATCGATAGTCATAGCGGAAAGGCGGGGCATTGGTTTCTTTTGTTGATAAAATTAGTATAGAGCATTTTCCCCTCCAGTGGGAGGGGAGTGGTCAGTTTAGTAAGTGTCCCTCAAGCAATGTGCTCAATGAATGAGGATAAAATTTTCTTGTTATTCTGTTTTGTCTTAGTCATAGATTTAAATGCTTTGGTGATAGTCGCCTTAGTAGCACCAGCAGAGAACGTCAGCTGGGGATCTAGACTCACTGAATTATTAGAGATAGCGTAGAGAGAAGTAAACGCGATAGGATTTTTGATAACTACCGAGTGATCTTTCTTCCAATCTTTCATCAACTTTTCAAAGTCATCACGCCATCCACCATACTGACGAATGAAGTTAGGGAGGTTGCTGGGAAGAATACGGAATCCTAAAATGTTTACTCCAGGATTGCGATCACGAACTTGTTGAATAAGATTGTTAGTTAGGCACTCATTACCATTCTTAAGTTGAGGGTAGATTCTACCAGTTTGGCGATCCCGCAGGCAATAATCAGTGTTGATTTGAGTTGGAGAAACTCTACGAATCTCGCCATCCGGATCATTAGAATATGCTCTGCCAACACTAGAAGCACATCCTTCTCCATCAGTAAGCACACAAACATTCACTTTCTGAAGATCATTATCTTTCCTGAATTTAGGAATGATGTGATTAAGAGAAACAATCGCTTCATTCAATGGGGTGCCGGATAGTCCCATGCCAGGAGTATTCGAATACCCACCATAACGATCAAAAGCATAAGCTTCCCGCCAAATGTTTAGACATTGACGTTCGTAATCACGGGAATTAGAACGAGAAGAAATAATATTCATCATAGTGAAGTATTGACTTACAAAGAATTCTTTCTCTTTGATACCTTTGAGAACTGATCGCGAATTGGAATACATATAATCCAAACTGCCCTGTGGTGAGCGGGTGCCATTATTGGCAGCAGCGCGACGAGCAATTTCCCATTCATTAGTAAAGGCATACACCTCAAATGGAATCTGACCTTTCTTACAAAAGTTAGTAAGAGACAGAAGTTGCTTCAATGTATTAACCAACACATTAGACATAGAACCGGACCAATCGAGAACAAAAATCAAACCATGATTTTTACCATCAGGAACGATAGTTACTTTCTTAAAGATATCTTCACGAAACATATAAGTGTGAAGTTTAGAAGTATCCAAAACACCAGTCTTAGAAACAGCAGCACGAGCATAAGCATCTGCTGATTTACGCATCTCGAATTCTTTAATCAGATAGTTCACTTCTTTTTGTGATTGCTTACGGAATGCGCGATAGCTATTATCAGCAATATCATAACCGTTCTTACGATATCCATCGCTGTCAATATTGTCAAAATCATTCTTGGTTTTGTCGATCCAATTATGAATTTCAGTCCAGTCAGCAACAAGATGATTGAGATCAACTTGTGCAGGAATCTCAAAATACTTGAGGTTGTTCCTAGTATTGTTGTTTAGGGATTCGATTTTCTCGTCAAAATTATCCTGTGTCTTTACATCATCGGCATTGTGAGTGCCACCATGACCACTACTATCATCGGCACCACCATCTTCCATGGCATTATCGTTCATAGAACCACCCTGATCAGAATCAGATTCCTCAGAATTATCATTATCAAATTGCTGAGATTCCATCTGATCAGATGCTTCTCCAGAATCATTGGGATTAAACTGAGTCTCATTTTCTTCCACTTCTTCCTGCTCCTCTTGCTCCTTAGAGAAGGCATAGATTTCACGCGCAAGATTAACTGCATCATCGAAGCTTTCAATCTCGTATGCGCGATCTACATACTGCCTCTCATTCTCATCAAAAGGAACACAAGCAAACGGACCAATCTTATAGTGAAGATTAATACGATCAATCAAAATGTAATTGGATATATCATCGCCTTCAATGCCGAAGAAATTACTCTCAGTCAATTCAGAATAACCCTTAGCAAAAGTTTTAGGAAGACCCTGATACCTACGCTTCATCAGTTTCTCAACGCGAACATCTTCAACGACATTCAGATAAGATTTAGGAAAATCTACTTTACCGAACCACTCGGTAGGTGTGAACAATGCGTGACCAACTTCGTGTGCCACTAGCATATCATAAACATCTCCAGATGCTTTCTCCCACATAGGTAGCGTGAGAATACGATTATCAATATCAAACGATGCGGTGGGGCAACGCTTGTGCTCTACGATCAGGTTTTCTGTGGCGAGCAGACGGGCAAGACCGCCTTTGATTTCGTTGTTGATCATCTCGGTTTCTTTCGTATGAACCTAATATACACGAAAAAAGGAGGGCCGTAACCCCCCCTAGTCCAGTTCATTAAGTGTCTCCTTGAGCACTGAGAAATTTTTGACCTTCTCAGCAGTGAGAGTTCTGTCGAACTTATCGTTTAATTGTTCTTTATGACTGATGACAAATACGTTTGTGCCATCATCAAACTTCTTCAGAATCCATCCAAGTTCACTAGAACCATTTTGATCCAAAGATCCATCAAAGATTTCGTCTAGGATAAGTAAGTTAGTATCCACACTATTCTTAAGTTTAGCAATAGAACGCCAAGTAAGCAACAGAGCGATATCAATCCTAGCTTTCTCTCCTTCACTGAAAGACTCATATGAGAAAGTATCTCGGTATCTTGATTTAATAGTTTCTTCAAAGTTTTCATCCAACGTAAAGTTTACATAAAAATCCATTGATTGGAGATACTGATTAATTAGTTTGTTCATCGTGGGCAAATACCTTTTGATGATTCTAGTTTTAATTCCATTATCCTTAAGGAGCATGGAAGCAGCACTCATACAATCTCGTTCTATTTTAACCTCAGTTAGATGTCTTTTTAAGTTTTCGTAATCTTTCTTTAAAGAGTCTAACTTCTCATATGCCTCACCCTTCTTTACTTTCTGCCCCTTAAGTTTTTCAATGTCTACAGAAATAGACTCTAGTGACTTTTCAATATATTGTATTTCTTTCTTTGTAGCAAAGCTATCAGTGTTGATTTGCTGTAGATATGAATTGAGTGTAATGAGTTCTCTCTCACGCTCCTCTTCCAATTGAAGTTGATCTTTCAACTCAGAGAGTCCAATCAACATTTTACTTACACTGACATTCAGTTTGGAAACCTCATTTACTTTGATCGCTTCTTCTATGCTTTGAGTGCATGTGGGGCAGGTATCATTACCATTAAAGAAAGAAATATTCTTATTGGCATGTTCAATCTTACCTTCAAATTTACCACGAAGACTATTCAGTTGTTTAACTTTTTGTTTATCAAAGGCAACTTCACTAATCTTTTCAGCAACATGACCCATATCTTCTGCTAATGAAAAGTATTGAATACTCAAAGAGTCTTTCTTTTCGAGTTGTGTCTTGAGTTCTTTCTGCTTTTCTTTGATCCGATTATCAGTTTCTTCCTCAACACTCTTGAGAAAGCTTTCTTGAAGACTGATCTTTTCATTTACGATATCAGTCTTGTAATCAATGTCCCGCACTTCGTCAGATACAATCTTAAATTTTTCCTTGAGTTTAACATTCATTACAGAGAAGATTTGAATGTCAAGAATGTCTTCAATGATTTCCCTGCGTTGTGCGAGAGGAAGACGCATAAAAGGAACAAAAGTAGAAGATCCAAGCACTACAATTTGAGTGAATGATTTGTAATTCATCTTCAGGATGTTTTGTTCCAGTTGCTTTTGGTAATCAATCGTAGTGGAAGATTGATCTAGCATCTGACCATTCTGATAGATCTCAAAAATGTTTGGTTTAATACCACGAACAATTTTGTAATCACTCTTACCGATTTTAAATACGATCTCCGTCTTGCAATCTGCACCATTAATGCTGTTCACCAACAATGGTTTATTGATCTTACGAAATGGTTTGCCGAAGAGAGCAAAGGTTAACGCATCTAAAATAGTTGACTTGCCAGCTCCGTTCTGTCCTACGATTAGATTAGTTTTACTACCAGTAATATTTACTTCAGTCCATTGGTTTCCAGTGGAAAGAAAGTTTTTCCAACGAATATTCTCAAAACAAATCATAATTAATCTTCTGTGGTTGGCGGAACTATCAGGTCATCCTGTGTGATTATAACATACTTTTGGTCTCGCTGCTCGCAGACCTTAACAAAATGGTCATCATCTATTCGAAAGATCTGAAGTGGTGGGTAGGTTTGTGATCCTGCTTCTAACATAAAGTAGTAACGCTCGGCATCGTCTTCCTCCTCAAATACAGGTATAATATATTCTCCCTCCTCATCAACGATGGAGTAGACACCTTCTTCTTTGTCCTCCAGCGTAATGATAAACATTAGACTACTTCCAGACTTTCAATATATAGGTTTCTCATCAGATTTTTTAAAGTGGATTTGTCTACGGACATCTCTACCTCATCAATATATTCGTTAAGTAGTGAAACTGTATCCTTGATTTCTAAATTGGGATCATCATTTAAATCATCCTCAACTAAAGTTTCTAGAATCTTGATATCATGTGCTCCAGCTTTGTAGAGATTATCAATCATCTTTTCAAAGGCAAAGTAATCTTGTTTTTGTTCTACAATTACTTTTACATAATTCTTGGAATACTCTTCAGCATTGTATTGAAATTCTCCAGCAGAATCATTGAAGTAGATCTTCTTAAAGATGCTAAATGGATTCTTATGGAACTTTAACTTCTGATCAGTGGGTTCAAAGGTATGAAATCCTCTAGTATCATCGCAGTCATTCCAGAACATCTGATAGGGATTACCGAGATATGTGATGTTGCCTTTGGAACTTTTGTGGTGAAAGTGTCCTGAGAATACTCTCTCAAACTTAGAGAACATTTTTGGATCCATCCCGTGCTCCATTTTGAGTCCAGGAGTAACTTCAAATCCACTGAGTTCCAGATGAGCCATGACAATTTTGGCAGGAGTCTCATCAATAAATTGAGCAACTTCTTCCTGGTTGCCACTATTGATCCAGGGAATCATGGCAATATCAATACCTTCAAACTTAGCGGTTGTGGGTTTATTGTAAACAAAGATGTTGTCGTATGTACTGAGAAGTAAATCTGGTGAGTTAATATCATTTGTATTCTTGAAATAGGTATCATGATTACCTACAATCATATGAAGTTCGATATCCATCTTTTGAAGAACATCAAAATAGTTTTCTCGAATACGTTGCCATACATTAAAGTCAATTGATTTACGATTATCAAATGTATCTCCAAGATCAATAATAGTTTTGATCTTGTTTTTCTTTAAGTAAGGAAAGAATACTTCATCATAAAATTTATGAAAGTAATCCCAAAAGATACCAGAACCTTTACGTCCGTCAAGATGCTGATCAGTAATGAGAGCAATAGTCATCGGTTTTCCATTCTAACTTCAATGTTTTCTTTAATGGATGACATATCGGAATAGCTATGATTCATTCCGGACATATCCCCTTCAAATTTATCAGTATACATCAGGTGATCGAATCCTGTCTTCTCAACGATCTTTGCCTTAATGTCTAATTGCTTTTTCTCCTTTTGGATACGCCTCAGGAAAGCATACCATATGATCTGCGTAAAATACGCAAAAGGATTCTTGGATTTTTCTGGATTAAAATTATGAATGTATTGAACACAATTTTCTATACCATCGGAAATCATTTCCTCACGGAACATATAATTTACGAAGTTTGGTTTGTATGAAAGATGTGTAGCAATTTTTAAAAAGCATTCACCAATGTAATTAGGAATCCTGGGTTTTGTTTTTCCAGTCTCCTCTGCGATTTTAACTTTACTCTTGTAAACAATAAGTGCTTCTAAAAAGTCTTTATTGTTAACGTAATACTCTTTGGTTTTTGCTTTGGACATATCCCATTACATTTTTTCTGGTGTCACCACATCATAACAGATCAAATGGATCCTGTCAAGGGGCTTGACAAACCTCAGAAACTACCCTAGAATAAGCTTGTTCGGTTAAGATAAGACTATAAGCTTATAGCTACTAAGACTTCTTATAAATCTCTTCAAGAATTTTTTTATGAGTTTCTACTGATCCTATGTAACCTTTATCAGATAGATCCATAAGATATTGTCTCGCACCATTATATTTCCCAAAGTCTAAACTTTGACCTCTAGGTTCGGATGGTTCCGAATTCTTCTTCTCTAAACAATTAATATAAAACTCTTTGATATTATCTTCAAGTTCAGATAGGGTTATAATTTTATCCATACGAATAATAAAAATATCATCGTATGAAGATGAGATCCATTCTTTAAGAATAAATCCTTCAACTTTTTGCTTTCCTTTTTTTTGCGTAATCGACTCCACTATCATTGGATTTTCCAACATTAAAGAATCCTCATCTGTTATGTAACAGACCTTTGCAACTAATTCTTCACCGGAAACTAACTTGACTGATGAGTAAAATTCTTCTTCCATTATGTTAAATTGACTTTAATGATTTCATAGTTAAAATTTTCCTCTTGATAGATGTTTAATCTTTCACGAAGATGACGAAGAGTATAATTTTCTCTCCCACTCTCGGAAGAGATATTATCAGCAATGTCATATAGAGTCGCTATTTCTTTGCCCTCTCCCTTTCTAAGAACTCTTCCAATGCTCTGGAGATTCCTAACTCTTGATTTAGAAGGGCTAGCAAATATAATATTATGCAGACGCTTGATATTGATACCAGTAGAGAAGGTTCCATATGAAGCAATGATGACGGCATTGTTTTCCTCTTCAGTGATTTGTCTTACTAATTCGCGATCTTCAGTATCAGTAGAACCATGAACAAAGAATACCTTGCGGTTCTCATCTACACTACTATTTATGAGTTCGTATAATGGCTCACCATGCTTCTCCACATAGTTGAACAGCACTAACGTATTGCCATCTATATCCTTAACTAAATTCTTAATGAGATTATTTCTCTTGCTATTACCAACAATGAAATCCATCTCCTCATGATAATCCTCAAAGTGTTGATACTCATGCTTACACAACAATACTTTGATTCTTAAATTTGATAGGTATCCTCTTTTAATTAAATCATCAGTTCTAGTTACCTTTTCGCAGCACCCAAACAATCCTTCAAGAACCCACTTATGAGTCTTGCTTCCATCTAATGTTCCTGTGAATCCAAATCTATACTTGGCATTATGTAACTTAGTCATCAATCCAGTTAATGACTTTGCCTTGAATAGATGTGCTTCATCCCCAATGATACAATCAATATCATCAAAGTATAATTTCGGAAATTTGTAAAGTGATTGCCAGGTAGAAATAATGATTTGCTTGTCAGTATTTTTATCTTTACCCGAATAAATCTTATGCATATAATGATCTGCCTTCCAACCATACTCATTAAAGTCCTTCACCATTTGCTCCACAAGTGAAGTGGTTGGAACGATAATTAAAATTTTGTTATTCCTTGCGTGATAGTATCTCACCAAAGAATAAATCATTAAAGACTTTCCTGATCCAGTGGGAGATAGAAACAAACCACGATTGTTTTTAATTGCCTTATATACAGTGTCATACTGATAATCCCTAGGCGGAACTTTAGAGATTTTATTCATGAATCCTTCAACACCAAGATGTGTCACGAAGTCGTTATCTTCAATGACATCACCATAATATTTGTTTGGAAGATATTCAATTTTGTATGATTTTTGTTGTGCCCACTCTTGTAACTGATTTAACAGACCACAATATATCTCTCCAGTTCCTGGAGAGTATAAACGGATAGTTCCATCCCAATATTTGTAACGAGGATTTCTTTTTAGAAACTTTGCTTCAGGAACCTCAAACGTAAAGTAGTCTGAAAGTTCCTGATGAATATGGAGATCACCTTTGATTTGAAAATAAACTTCGTTCTTCTTTTGAATGGTGATGATTGTCATTATAATCCATTGGTAAATTTCTCCCATTCAATAGCGTTCTTAATAAGATAATTTCTCTGGTTGATCATCTTCATGACACTATCCAGATAATTGAGCATGACTTCAATAAGCTTTATCTTACCTTCTAAATTTAAAATATCTTCGTCTGAATCCAAATAAACTCTCATCTTTTCGGAAGTTTTAATGCTGGAACCAAATGGTTTCTCAGCATATATTTTTGCGTCTGCTTCACCGCCGTAGTATTCTCTTTTTTCCTTGATAAGTTTTCTGATTTCAAATTCGAGCGATACCTTTAATAGAGAAAGATCACTATGGTGGTTTAAGTATTTATTGTGCTGGAAAGGAGTCTCTAGTGAAAGTTTGCTTAGATTCTCTGTGTATTCTTTCCCTTTAATATCAAAATCTATTTGGCTGTCTTTATGCCATTCTTCTTTAATTTTATCAAATAATTTAATTAATTTATCCAGGGTCATAGCGTTTAAATGTCTTATCACGGAAACTCATTATGGCATATTTGAATGATGCCTGTGCTGTAACGACTTCATTCTCTCCCACTGTAGCATCAAATTGAATCTGAGACAAACTATATGGAAATAAGTATTGGAAGTCTGCGATTAAATTTGGGTTAAGATTTGATGAATGAATGATTAATCTTGCTGATGATAAATTCAGGGGAGCAGTATCTTCCGACTGACCATTGGTGCGAATCCAATTAAAAATGCTGGCATAGTTTTCCATGTCCTCATCTATAATAAAATTAACTGACAAGTCTCCATAAGAAACGCCGCCACCACCAATGATTGGAAATGATCTCCACATTGTTGGAACTTCAGTTATTGGAACACTGATGTCCGGAAAGTTTACTGATTGACAAAAGAAATCTACGTTCGGAAATAATTCCAACTCCAGTTGAAATCCGATAGGTGTCAAGTAGTTTCTATTTGTTGGTTGATCTCTATACCAGTTGTTCATTTAATTTTCCAAAGAATTGTAATCATCCCACAAGTAATCTTCAATCTCATATAAAGGACAAGGTTCTTCAAACAAGATGTCTCTCTTGTATTTATTTACTCTGTCTAGGAGGTCTAATAGATCCTTATCTTGAATACTCATCTAATTTATCTAATGCCTTATTTAAATACTTATGCGCTAATTCTTTTGGACTGATATTCCAATTGGGTATATTTTCCAAATAAAGTTCATTTTTTAACGTCATTAAAATATAACGCATCTCTTCTTTTGTTAAAGTTCCCCTTGGCATTGTTCTTAAGTAAGTATGATTATGTATAAAAAAAGACCCCCCTTGCGGGAGGTCAGTGTCCTTTTGTGAATAGACTCACATAAGGTTTTCAATACGTACTCTTCTGTAGTACTGGTTAACGCCAGCGGTGAGATCATCTTGATCTGGAACACCAGCAGCTCTTTCAACGAATGGGTTTGATACCATGCCGTAGCGAGTCTTGAAGGCAATCTTAGGCTGGAAAGTATTAGGATCAATACTTCTCAGTTGCTGGAGTGGGATATATGGGCAATAGAATAGACCAGCATCATAAGGTGAGGTTCCCTTATAACCCATTACATAGTAATGACTGTTCGAAACGTTTGCCGAATATGGGTCAATAAAGACCTTGATTCTGCCGTTCATGGTTCCTACCATGAGGTTGCCAGTGTCATCTACTTCACCGATGGAAGGACCACCAGCACCAGTGATTCCGCTAGAGTAATCAAGAACACCAGCCATTGCCATTGCGGAAGCAATGTCAGCTGAGGTGATCATGAAGTTACCTTTGCCTCTACGTGTTAGTTGAGCAATGGCGTTAGCATCACGCTCCATTTGGAACATGAGACCTTTCCACTTCTCGACTGCCCAACGTCCGTTGGAGTCAACGTCTAGGTCGAATACACCGCGTTGTGCAACGTTGTTCTGAGCACCAGGCTTAGCAACTGTATACACGGTTCTTACGATTTCGCGGTTGATCTCGGCAAGAATCTCCGATGAAAGAAGATTAGCGAGTTCGCCCTCTGCGTCAAGACCATGGATTGCTCTAAGGTCTTGTGCTAGTTCTAAAGTATACTCAGCCTTGAGTGCTCTAGTCTTAGCGAATACGCTGGTCTTCTCAATGCTGAAGCTCATCTCGTTGAAGAGAGTAGTTCCAGAACCGAGTTGCTCAGCAGCATCTCTGGCAATACCACGAATACCTGTTCCAGGATCCGAAGCACCTTCGTAGTTAGCGTAGGTTACGCCACCGCCAGTGATATCGTTAAGAAGACCTGGGTTTGCGTCAGCATTAGGTGGGTTAACAGTTCCGAGAGGATGAATGTTATCGCCAGTGTTTGCTGCATAGTTGATATCATAATCACCAGCACCCTTAGTTGATGCCGAGAAGTTGGCATCAGGCTCGTTGTAGAGTGCCTCTGGACCACCACGAAGGGTCGAACCTTCTTCTTGGTAGTGTGACTTCATTGCGAAGATAAGTCCCGTAGGACCGCTCATTGGTTGAACTCCGCAGATGTCATATGCCATTAGATTAGGCATTGCTCTACGAACGAGACCAATAAGAATTGGGTCGAATCCAGCTAGACCACCAGTTTCTGGTGTGCCTGCTAGTCCGCCACCTGATAGTGCTCCACCACTGCCACTAAGACCACCAACGATGTTTGGTCCTTCTGACAGCATACCGCGCTCTTCGCGGATCATTCTTTCTGTGTTCTCTAGTAATTGAGCGGTTACTGCTTTCTTATGCTTGTCCTGGATAGATCCAGCGGCTTCGCTATTAAGAACAGGGGACCACTTCTCTACTAGAGCTCTTGGTGTCGAATCCATTTTTAGCTCCTTGTGTTTTTAGAAAAGTTTGAACAAAAATTATACATTCCAATTTGAAAGTGCCTTAGCATATGCCGCCATTGCTGGTGACAAATCTTCGGAAATTTCAATTGGGTTTTCATCAACTGTACTCCTTACAGAATCAGACTTAAAGTATGACTCTCTGATAGTGGTTAGTTTTTTCAGATAATCCGCATCGGATTTAAACTCCACACCTTCAGCAAGAGCAGCCAGTTTTTCTTTCTGAGTATCAGCTAGACCTTCTGAAACTTGGTTCAGAATTACAATGCCTTTAACTTCAGATAGTTGCTTACTAATTTCAATATTGCTCTTAACCTGTTCGTTAAGGCGATCTTCCATTTCACGAATAGTTTCAGCCATTCCTTCGACAACATCAATTTTGTCGTCTGGAATATTGACGTGGTTTGAACTGAGTACGTTTAAGAACCCATTAATGAGTTCTTCATTTAGTTCATTTTTGATACCACGATCAATCGCCACTTGGTTTTCTTCTAACCAGCGGGTAATTGCGTAGTTCACTGTGCCTTCAACTTCTTCGCTGATCTCTGCTTTAGCAGATGATACTTGCTTGTTAAGTTCTGTGGCAAAGTGCTCTACAAGTCTGTCGTACTCTTCAGAGATCTTTGCTTTAACTGCGGCTTCAAAGATGGTTGCTACTTTTTCTTTGAATTCGTCAGAAAGATCTAGACCTTCTGTGAGTGCTTTTACGTCGTCAGAAATATCAAACGATTCGAACGATGGTTTGATAGGATATGTAACTGCTGGTCCCATTGACAATCCGTAGGCAACCTGAACACCAACTGTTGGTGCTGGATCAGGATGATGATTTGGATGACGTTGCTGCGGATCACCAGTAATAGGTGAAACAGGAGCAGCTGCTTTAGCACCAGGATTCTCTTCGCCATCTTCATTATTGGAATGAAGTGGAGCAGATGTACTACCACCTAAATCTGTAGGTGCTTTCGCGCCATATGCTTTATCAGCAGAGACTGTTGGAGCAGGTTCTTTTGCTGGTGTATTGCGCTGCTGGGGATCACCCGAAACAGCTGTGGGGTCTGAACCAGAACCTGGAATGACATCTGCCTTAACTGTAGGAGCGGGTTCCGCTGTCATTGTTGGCATACTTTCCATCAAATTGTTCTGAGCAACAAACTCACCAAACTTTTCGTTTAACATATCTGACATCTGAGTTTTCCTCTTAACTTGATATTTAGTGCTAATGTTATTTATTAAATTTATAGATTCGAGATAAATCTCTCGAAAGCATTGATAACAGATTCTTCTAATGCTCTCTTTGGAGCGTTATCGATACTGCGCTTTATAGCGGAAATTTGGCGTTCTCTTAAGATTCCTCCTTCCCACACCCACTCCTTTCCTTCCATAATTCCATTTACAAATGCGTCTGGCGCAGATGGATCTGATACAATGTCGGCAGCTGTGGCAAGCATGAAATCATCACGGACATAGTTGGATCCATTTTTTTCTTCCAGAGATCCCATACCTCTTGATGATACACCAAGTTTAACTCCTTCCCCAAGAAGTGCCTTGGCGATTAGTCCCATTGGGGTATCTAAGATTCTTGCTTTCCCAATAAAATTATTTCCTTCTTTTTGAAGAGAAACGATTTTATGCGAAACTCTATCTAAGTTTACGGTTGGTCCATCTGGATGTCCTAACTCACCAAGAGCACGGCCAGTAGCAATATACTCCTCGTTGTAGCGACCAACTTCTCTTTCAAGAACCTCCCTCGGATAAATTCTTCCGTTGCGATTCTTGATTTCGGATTGAAGAAATACTCCTTCGATGTAAAGATTCTTTTTATCGCCAGATTCTTCTGTAAGAACCTGAACGCCTTCAAAGTTTCCTTCTGTGATTAGTTTCATTCTTCCGTTTCCTGTGTGGATATGTTATCCATAATTTCATCATATATTGTATTGGCGACTACTTGCTTGTAGGCATCAATAACTTCAGATGATTTTGCTAGCATTACATCATTGATGAGATCGATAGCATTAGATCTATCTCCGTCAGCAACGGAATCAACCGCCTTTAAAATGGATTGTAATGTTTCCGACATAATTATTCAATTATAATATTATTTATTTAGACGAGGAGGAAGGTTTAGGTTTAGGCACAGCCTTCATTTTCTCAAGTTCCCTCTCCAAATTATCGTCAGCAGCTTGTGATTCCCTCTCGACAGAATCTTGTGCTTGAATATTTTGGAGTTCTGGTTGTAGGGAAGTATTCTGACGATCCATAGTATCGAACATATTTACATCCTTCGGATCCATTACGAGTCCGAGACTGATCTCCGCGCTTATCTGCTTATCAATTTCTTTATATTCCCTCTCGCTTTGCTGAAGAATCTTCTTACGAATCCACTCGACAGAAACATACTTACCAGCAAATACATCAAACTGGGTAGCAATTTGTATTCTCTGAAGATTTAATTCCGCTCCCTTGAGTTCATTAAAGTGATTATCAAATAAGAAGTCATATTGAATATGCTCCTTCATATCTTCCCAATCTTCAGGAGTAATAACTCTTTTTAAAATCAGCTGAGTCTTAAGAACATCATTGAAAATTTGTGTAAAACGCTTACGAAGACGACCTATAAATTTTGTGAACTTAAGTTCGTCTCTGAGGACTTCAGTGGTCTTACCAAGATTAAACCCTTTGTTGTCATCAGTAAGACGGGAAGGTGGTAGATTGAGGGAGTTGAATAATTTTTTCTTGAAGTATTCCAGATCTTTAAGTTCTCCAAGATTCTGTCCTCCTGGTAAAACAGAGATCTCAGTTCCTCTACCGCCTTCACGGCGAGGGAGCCAGAAGTCCTCAAGCATTGACATATGCTTTTTATCATCACGAATTTCTCCGGTGTTTGCGTCATAAACTAACTTGTTGCGATAGCGAGCCATTACATCACGGAGATACTGCTCTGCCTTTACCTTCGGAAGATTGCCAACATCAATGTAAAAAATTCTTCTTTCCGGAGCGCGTGATAAACGATAGATAACAATAGCATCCTCAATCATTCTTAATTGATTGTGAACTTTAATTGCTTTGTGTAGAAAACTAAGAGTCATTTTCTTAGTCATATCCTGCAAACCAGAACCACAATATGTAATTGAATCTGCAGCAATTCTTACACCCTGAGTAATTCCGTAATCTGATATCCCACTAACTGCTGGGAGA